TGCATTTTGATCATCATTATAGTAATGCATTAACCATTAAGATAATTTGTGGTGATACTGCTGATAATATAAGTGGAATTGATGGCGTACAGGAAAAGACATTATTAAAATATTTTCCAGAACTAAAATATAAACATCTATCAGTTAATGATATTTGTAAAAAATCTAAAGTTATTAATGAAGAACGAATTTTAAATAAGAAAAAAATTATAAAGGCTTTAGATAATATTGTACACGGTATTGATAGGTTAAAAATTAATTATCAATTAATTTGTTTGAATGAACCAAAATTAAATGAAACTGCAATTAATGAATTAGAACAATTAGAATTACCATTAGCTCCTGAAGGTAGGGGAAGTAAAAATTTAATAAAAATGATGAATGAAGATGGTTTTTTATCAATATATGGAAGTAATTTCGTTAATTATGTTGAACCATTCTATACGATAATTATGAATGAAAAACAATTACTTACTGAATATTTAAAAAAATAATAAAATTAAATTATGAAAAATACTTTCAACTTATCAAAATATGATTTAAATTTGTTAGTAAGTAATCAAATATATTATTAATTTAATTAAACAAAATTATGAACGAAAAAGAAACTAGTAAGTTATTTAGATTTTCTTTGTATCAAGAAAAATTGCTTTTATGTGAGAAAACATTTTCTGCTGATCAATTCAATCCCCTAACAAGGAATTCGATTGATATTAGAAATATTTTACCTAAAGCAATAACTAAGTTACAAAAAACTCTATCTAGGAGAAATTATGATGTTATTTATGAAACTGGTAGATTTGATGTTTCCGATCCAGATTCACCAAACGATTCAATTGATTTATTCTCTAAGTATAAGACAGAAGTGAATAAATATCCAAAAAAAATATCTAGTGAATTGTTTTATAATCCACAGGTAATTGTTCAACAAATTGAAGATAAAACAATTAGGGGTGTTGAATGTAAAATTGGCTTTTATATTAATGAAAATCCTATTGTTGAAAGACAATTTTATGTTGATGGTTTTAATCCTATTGCAAGATGGTCTCTTGATTTAAAAGAAGCTGTTGTTGATATTGCAGATCAAATTTTTAATCAAATAAAAAATAATGATATTAAAAATATGTGGGATGAATATGATTTAATAAATTATCGAGGATTATCAGTTACTCAAATTAGAGAATTACCGTATCAAGTTAGGGAAGATTTGCTTAGAAAAATTAAATTCAATTAAAAAAAATAATGTAATAATAACGGTCATAATTTCACTTAATTACGACCGTTATTTTAATCAAATTAACATGGAAAATACTTTCACTGGTTATCTTGGTCAAGATTATCAACAAAAACTTATGTGGCAATTATTGGTTGAACCTGAATTTGCAGAAAAGACTGTTCCATTAATTGCCATTGAGTATTTTGATGATGTTCAATTAAAAAAATTATTTATTATAATTTTGGAATTTATTAAAAAATATGAAAAGGTTCCAAATCTTCAAAACAAAAGTATTCATCAAGCGATTCATGAATTTAACACACAAAAAAATGAAATTGAAGAACAATCATTATTGTCAATCATTAATAGAATTACGTTATACAACGATAATATAATTAATAATAATTTATTGTATGATGGTGATATTGTTAGAAAAACAGCAAATGAATTTATTACACAACAAGAATATCGAAAAGTTGGTGAATTTATTATTGAAAAAACAAAACGGGGTGAATTAAAAAACAAAAATGTAATTCCAGAAATTGAAGAGAAATTTATTAAGATATCACAAATCGGAAATGATGATGATTTCGGTATTAACGTTTTTGATGATATTGATGTTGTTTTAAGAAAAGAATTTAGAACAACAATACCCACAGGTATTGATGTGATTGATTCATTAACTAATGGTGGTCTTGGTGGTTCTGAAATTGGATTGATTCTATGTCCATCTGGTGTTGGTAAGAGTTTGCCATTATCAGCAAAACTGGCAACTCCAAATGGTTGGATACTAATGGGTGATGTGAAAATTAACGATTTGGTGATTGGTAGTGATGGAAAACAACAGAGAGTATTGGGTGTATATCCACAAGGGAAAAGACCAATTTATAAAATTGTCTTTAACGATAAGACCACTGCATTTTGTGATGAAGAACACTTATGGGCAGTCAATACGTTAAATCAACGCAATGCAAATACTACACGCCACATAAATGGTGAGGTAAAACGTGTGAAAACACCTGATTTATCATACAATCCAATTGCCACAAAAGAATTAATGAAAAACTATATCGTTAATAACAAAAGTGGTGAAAAATTAAATTATAGAATACCAATATTAAGTTATCCGGTTGAATATACTATAAATAAACTACCAATTAATCCTTATTTATTGGGTGCATTAATTGGTGATGGTGGTTTGACATCTGGCACAACAAAAATTACTTCAATTGATGATGAAATTATTAATAAATTAAGGGCAATTATTTCAAATGAATACAGTGATTTAAAATTAAATCGTGTTTCAAATACCGTAACATATATAATATGTGGAATTAGGGGTAAGAAAAATTGTTTATATCAGGCAATTAAGGATTTAAAACTAAATGTTTCATCCAATAGTAAACATATTCCTGATATTTATAAGTATTCTTCATCTACTGATAGAATAGAACTACTTCAAGGATTGTTAGATACTGATGGATATGCCTCAAAAAGTGGTAGAATTCAATATGCAACAACATCCAAACAATTAGCTGATGATGTTAGAGAAGTGGTTTTATCGTTAGGCGGATTTGTGTCAATACGTGAAAAATTTCCAAAATATAAATATATTAATGAATTACGAAATGGTAAAAAGGCTTATACACTAACAATATCGTTTTCAAATTTAGAAATTAAACCATTTTCGTTAGGAAGAAAGCAAGAACGGGTTGTTTATAGAAGTAAATATAGACATAATAAATACATATCGTTAATAACATATTCGCATGAAGAAGAAGCACAGTGTATATATGTTGAAAATGACGACCATTTATATGTTACTGATGATTATATATTAACTCATAATACCACGTTACTTACAAAAATTGCAAATACTGCATATGGATTGGGGAATAATGTTGCACAAGTAATTTTTGAAGATACTAAAGAACAAATACAAAGAAAACATTTCACAATTTGGTCAGATGTTCCGTTAAGTCAAATAGATGAATCTGAAGAAAAAAGAAATTTGGTAAAAGAAATTGCACAAAAAAAGGCATTAGAATTAAATGGGAAGGGTAGATTAATTATAAAAAGATTTAGTCAGGAAGATACAACAATGAAAGATATTCGTAATTGGATGGTGCGAACAGAAAAAAAATTCGGATATAAGTTTGATATTTTAGTTCTTGATTATTTAGATTGTGTGGAACCATATAAAAAGGTTACTGATAGAAATGAAGCCGAACTTCAAATTATTAAATCATTTGAAGCATTATCATCCGATTTTAACATTCCCGCTTGGACAGCAATACAAAGTAATCGTCAAGGCATCGATCAGGAAATTGTGGGAGCACATCATAGTGGTGGTAGTATAAAAAGATTACAAAAATCGCATTTTTTTATGAGTGTAGCAAAAACTCCTGATCAAAAAGAAGCTAATTTAGCTAACATTAATATTATTAAAGCAAGGTTTGCTAGTGATGGCCAAATATTTAAAGATTGTGAGTTTAATAATGATAGTATGAGAATTGTTATTCATAATGATAAATATAAAAATATTAAATTAAATAGCTGTTTGAAACATTATGACGAAGATGATGTAAAAAATGTGATAAATCATGCTGAATTATTGAATAAATATTCTGATATTGACATACATGATAGAATTACTGAAGTAATAAAAAACCCAAGTGATTTTATTAATAATTCGTTAGTTGGTGACTTACCGAATGAAGATGAAAATATTGTCGTTGAAACTAATAAAAACATTATTAAGAGTAATATAAACTCAGTAGATGTTGAAAATTTATTAATTGATCCAGAAACACTTGATAATGGTTGTGATATTAATAATATTTTATGTGAATAGTATTTTTTTGTTGAATCATTTTACAAAAAAAACCTTATAAGAAATTCTTATGAGGTTTTTTGTTTTATGACACATATTAATTTTTTTTTTGTATTTATATAAAATGTTAAATTTTCATAGGTTAATGATTAAATAATTTAGAATGTGATTATAATAAATAAATTAAAATAATGAGTTTTTTTTCTAGGCCAAATTTAGATAACGTTCAATTTGTACAACTAGAGGGTACAATTTTAGCTTTATCTGGTCAAACACAAATTGCATCTTGGAGTGGATTGACATTAACAGACGGTGCTAATGGTAGTGTTATAATTACTGTTAGTGGTTCATCTTCTGGTACTACTGGTTATATTTTAACACAAGATCATGATGGTGTTGTTAAATTAATGCCATCACCAATTTCTGGG